GTACCAGCGATGATCTTCGGCATCGTCAAGAGTGTTGGTTACGAACTCGTCCCCTGTAGTTTCTAAAAGGTACGTTTCGTATCTTCGGTCAAATAGTTTATATGTTCTCATATGATTTGTTTTACTAAATAGTTTGCATCTTCTTGTTTCATTCCTCCAGGGTCTCCGGTAACGGGAACCCGGAAGGCATCTACGCCACGGAACCGGAGGTCAGCTACCATTTTGTTAGCCTGAACAACGGCTTGAGGGTCATCATCAAATAATACAGCCACGCGACGGAATGTCTTAGCAATCGCTCTCAATTGGACGGGGGTGTATTTTATTCCGAACGTGCAAAAAGAAGTTAAACCCATTCTCCATACATCGGTAGGACCCTCTACACATATACCCGTTTTCCCCCATGCTTCCTGCTTGCCATAAAGAATTTCTTTATGATGTATAAGTTCCCGGTCTTTGGGACAGGTTATATAACGCAAGGGGTGTTTGTTGGTAATATCACGTGAGGTAAAGGAAACCTCCCGTTGATTCCATATGATAGGTAGGATAATCCGGTGCTTGAAGTCTAGGTTATCTAAACGGCTTACAGGTCCGGTGCCTACAAGGTTCCAAAGCTTTTCTAATTCATTCGGATCGAAACCGCGACGGATTAAGTATTGACGATGATTTGAACCCAGTGGTTCCACATTCGAAGGCATACGATGGGCCTTGGCCCGAATCGTAATTGCAGGCGTGGCAGCAAGCCTGGGAACGGCAAGCCCGTATTGTTTGATAATGGTACGGACCTGCCGCTCATCGGCTATGTTTATAATCTTAGAAATAGTCGGAACCAGAGGATGCCATCCGCATCTCCAACAGTAGTAATGATTACTACTTTGTTCAAAGCCTAAATGATAACCCGGATTTCCTGTACAGAAAGGACAGGCAGTATTAACCCATCCTGGACGAGCATGACGATGCCCTTCCGTAGCGTAATCAACGCTAAAGTCTCTATACAGTTTTTCGATGTCCATTTAGAACTGATAGAGGATATCGTCGGATTGAATTTTACGTAAGCGGCATACAGTAGATTCCTTGAAGGTTCCTACTTTCTCCAACCATAACTCTGCCCCGGTTTTATCGCTGTATCCGAAAGCGTCTAACATTTTACGAACACTATCAGTACAAGAATACGCTACAGTATTCTTTTTAGGGGATTCCGCACGACGCTGGAAGCGTGGGGCATTTTTAGGGGGGTAGAATATGATAAAGGTATTCTCGGCATCTCTTACCTGCATGGCAATTTCGTTTCCGTTAATGCCGTTACTATCCAACCAGTCTTGGCTGATAAAAAGGATTCCACCGCTTCCATTAGCTTTTGCAAGATAAATGGAAGCAGGGGTTCTCATCTTGCCTCTGCGAGTTGCATTAGGCTTTTCGTACTCAAAATTCAAATCAATTGGTAAGCTCATTTCTTTAAGTTTTTTAGTTTATTCACGACCAAAATTATCAGGTATTTTTTTCCAATTTACATATAGGATTCCTTTAAAATCCCCAATATCTGAAGTTTCTACATACCCCTTTTTACTTAATGAGCTGATAACTCCAGAAGTAGTTTTTGGGGGCCACTTCAAAGCTTTTGTTATATCCGCTCCATCTATACAAGAATATCCAGGCTCCTCTTCTCTCCATGTAGATAACATTTTACAAAGAGCATCTAAAGCTTGGTTTTCTAATGTAGTGAGTTCTTTAATTGTTTTCATTTTCTTAAAGTTTTTTAGTTATATTATACAAATAAAATTTTATTTCGAGTATGCAGACTTCAGATCGCGGACTGCTTCTCGCACTTGGCTGATAGGCCAATTACTCTGTAATAGCCTATATCGTAGGAGTAATCTAGCATTTAAAGGATCAAGGCAGGAGTACTGTTCGGGGTGATCCAGAATATCTTCGGCAGCACTCCGGGCCACATCCGATAAACGTTCCCAATAAGGATCAGGAGCGTGAGTTAAGCTTCGTGCAACTTCCAATCTATCTAAAGGTTCATGCGCTTCCTTTTCCTTCTTAATATAGTTCTTCAACTCGTTGCTAACGAAGTTCCATACATAAGTTGAAAGGTAAACACCTTTATCAGGATCGTAAGTTTTCAAGGCCCTTAAGTAATGATAGGCAGCTTCTTGGAACAAATCATCCCAATCCAGCCCCGTCGTACGGTGGAAGGACCAAGCGATCTTGCGGATAAGATTTAAGTTCTCCATATTAAGTAAGCTTATCTATTTCACCAGTGGAGAAATTTGTAATAGGCCGGTTGTATAAAGCATCGCGGACCCCTTGCTTGTCAATGTAATCGTCGATCTGGTGAGCAGCATCATTTAAGATGTCGAAGATTCGTGTGATCTGTTTTGAAGTCAATTGATTATTACTAATCATTTGTTCAATCAAACCTAATTTTCCGTAACAAACCATTTTTGTAATCATGATGAATAGCGTTTCATTAATTCTGTAAGTAAAGATTCATCTGGGGTATCCCGTCCGTCAAGAACGGCGTCAAGTACTTTCTTTTTAGCATCCAACAATTCGGCAATGTCGTACTCTATTGTATCGGCGGCTAATAAGTAATGAACAGTTACACTATCTTTTTGTCCAATTCGATGACAACGGTCTTCGGCTTGAACAAGTTCTCCGGGGGTCCAAGGCAATTCCATGAACGCGACGTTGGAGGCTGCAGTCAAAGTCAATCCAACGCCTGCAGCTTGAATATTCCCGACGAATAGTTTCACATTAGGGTTCGATTGGAATTCATTTACAACCTTATGCCGTTGTTCCATTGATACCGAACCGTCTATTTTTACGGCGGCATCGCCGAAAGCCTGCATGATTGCATCCACAGCGAATTTGTGGATAGCAAACAAAACCAATTTGGTATCCGAATCTATGTAATCTTGAACCCAATTGATAACTTGGTTTAGTTTTCCTTTAACGGCTACCTGTCTCAACGCGATAATAGAAGCAATTACTTCGGCGTTACTAGCTTTGCGAGCAGCTTCCACCCCACGCGTTTGCTTAACGAACTGAATGAAATTGTTTTTAGCAAAAGCATACTCGGCTTCGTTATCTAATGATAACGGAACGTATGAATATACTTTAGGGGGCAGATCAGTAAGCACTTCGGATTTTAAACGGCGGATCATTATGGAATTGATTAGAATGTTATGGAGTTCTTTAGTGTGATTTGCTCCAGTGAAATTCCAACCATAACCGTCGTATCTCGCTCCGCAATACCGTTGTAGGAAGTCCCACTCTTTGGGAAAGAGCATAGGAGATATCATTTTGATGGCGTTATAGGCTTCTACGGGCCTGTTTACAATAGGAGTACCGCTCATTGCTATGACGTGCGGAATTCCCTTGCTTAACATCTTAACGGCCTTTGTACGTTTGGCCTTATTACTTTTATAGTAGTGACACTCATCGGTAATAAGAACCTGCGCATTTAAGTTTTGTAAAGCCCCTACCCAACTATGAAGTATATCATAGTTAATGATAACAATGTTTGCTCTTATTTTGTAAGGTGTAGAACCTGAAAGCACTTCCACTTTCGGGTTAGGCAACCAATCAATTACTTCCTGCCTCCATTTTAATTTCATAGAAGCCGGAACAACGATGATTACCGGACGTTTTTCAGGATGGAGTTGTATCCACCCTAGTGCCTGAATAGTTTTACCAAGCCCCATTTCATCGGCTATCAAGGCCCTTCCGCCCTTGTTCTCTACGAAAGCAATTCCTTTCTTTTGAAAAGGAAATAATTCTTTCTTCAAGCCAAGGATTTCTACGCCTTGAGTTTCGATGCGCTCAGTAACTTCTTCGGCTTGAGAAATCATTTCGGATAATTTCTCATCGAGTTCGAAGCCCCATTCCTTTAGCTTTTTTAGAGTGTCTAGGAAGATTGGGGCAGACCAGCATTTGATATCAGGATGATATTTTCGACCGCCTAACGTTCGAACCTTCTCAATTGTGTCAATGTCAAATGGAAAGGCGATTTTTACTAGTGGCGTCCCCTTTTTATCAAATACCGATGTTGCTTTTTTAACTGTTTTCACATCTTGCATTTTATTTAAGGTTTTATAAAGGTAAAAATTATTTTTTAAAAATCCAAATTAATTTTTTAAATGTGTGACTATGAGGTTTTTCGGTGTGATTTCGTCGTTTCAAATTTGCGCCCGAAAATTACGTATTCCAATTTATGTTTTTGAAGAGGTTCCTGGACCCCTTCCCCCGGTTGAACCCATTGAACTCCAAAGTCGGGACACAACTTGCCCTGGTTGAAGTTGACGCTTTTTAACTTCAACTTCAACGTGTAGAAACGAGTATAGCACACCCCTTCACAAAAGGGACATGCTCTCGTGTTAGAAAAGGATAGAGTTTGTTATTGTTTATACATTCTCAATCCTAAAGGTCTTTAATTAATCATACAAACCATCGCGAACATCATCAAAAGTGCGATAGTCTATGTCTTTCTCTGTTGAGAAAGCATTCCCCACGCTCAAAGGTCTTTTTGTTACAACTCCATCGTCACTTACGAAATCTGCGTAAGGACATTGGTAACAGGTTGCTCTTATACAATGATAGCATACTCCAAATCCACGATCCGGAGACCTCCAAAAACCGTCTTGACGGTTTCTGAAATAGGCTTCATACTTATTATTGATAGAGTAATCTGCTGTACTTGAACCTACTGGTTGCACATAAGTTGGAGCGGCATGCTGATGTTGATACGTATTTACAAGCAGCATACATAACTCTACAACAGCGTTAAAGGTGTTCTCCAATTCAGAAATTACGGTGATCTCATCATTAAAATGAGGGTTATGATAACCGCATGAAAGGTTACAACACGATACGTTCAATTTCCGGGTTTTGAGAACCTGGACATCAGTAAAACATCCTGACGTTTCCTTGAACCCGTACTTTTTAAGGACTGCTTTAGCATCTTTTGAGAATTCTTTGCTTGCTAATTTCACTCCTCCAGCATTCGTTATAAAATCCGACGAACCACGACGGTCACATTGGATAACATAACGAACATCATGTAGCCACTCTTGGATATTCACTTTTTCGGCTCCGAATCCTCCAGTCTCCTCCTCCACTGTGAAGAGCAATTTAACGGCTGGAAGCAGATCCAACGCTGATAAAGCTATGAATATTCCGTTCTTATCATCCGCGCCGATGCCTGCCATACGTTTAGCAATCGGATTAAATCCAAATATGAAATCTTCATATTGGATTATCCTTTTATCCTCAATAGGGGCATGAACTTCGTCCATATGAGCGCATAAACAAGGGTATGAATCCGAAATCCCGGAAGTGATAAGTAAATTTCCGGTTGCGTCCATATCAATTGTAAGATAAGGAGTGTCAGGGTCTTTGGCCCTGGCTTCAGCCCAATCCACAATGAAATCGATCATTTCGTTTTCGAACCTTGATTTGGAATTGATTTGATACAAATCTTTTAATAGTTGAATATTCATTTTACACCTCCTCAGCTACCATTTGTGGAACATCAATAGTAACGTTCTCCAATACCTGAATTAAGCCTATACCATAACGTGGTACAAAAACAGAAGCTAAATTCAAATGAACAGCATTGGCTTTACGGATTACTATGAAACTGCCTTCATCATTCCAATACTCAATAGTAGCATTGCGGAAAATATGAACTCTTTCGCCTGTAGGCACGACTGTACAAACAGCGCAGCCTTGCTCAGCTGAAGTTGCATATAAATCCTCATCCACTTCTTCTTCGGATGGAGCTACTGGAACGATTGAACGAGCGAAAGCATCGCAATGAGGACAAACTTTCACTTCTTCGAAAGCATCTCCTGAAGAACAATCGACTCCAATGAAAAGCTCCGAATCACTAGTGTCCCACACCCCACCACATCCAATCATACGAGTTTTACAATTGATGATTCTCATAGTATCCATGTAAGGGGATACATCCGATAATCCTTCAATTCTTTTATCCCATACGAAAGGGGTGTCTGTTGGGGTGCCATCTGGGGATATTAGCGTATGCTCTCTCGAATTTTGAGCGGCACGATGATAATAACCCTTTTCTTTAGCCCATTCAGTAAACAAACCTACAGCAGCTTCGTTACCATAGATGCGATCTACGAAAGTGAAAGGCTCTCTGTTGAGAATGCGTTCCCCGGTCTCTTTACGAACAAAGTAACAATCTTCCCACAACAAAGCGCGTGCTACCAGATTTTTGTTGATTGGATTTTTGATGTATGCTATTTTTAATCCTACATAAGTGTACCACTCAGCGCCATGACGACAACCGTGTGAACTTTCAGGACGCATACAACTATCATCCAAGCTTCCAGTATCTCTGTTGGTTTCCATTTCGTAGATTGATGAAGGATCGTCGCTTACCAAAATACAATCTTCAAAAGCAGTACTTTTTATGATACCACTTTTTATCTCACAAAAAGTAGTGAGGTAAGGCTTGTATTTAGGGTCTAACTCAGAAAACTTGAAAGTGTTTCCGTCAATTTGAATATTGACTGCGCCTTTTTGCAAAAGCATCATGATAAACTTTCCAGTCTTGATCGTTGCGCGATTCTCCCGGTTCCATGTTCCATCTGGATTGATTTTCTGCTCTTTGTTATCAGGACAATAACTGATCTCACCTTTTCTCAGATCGAAATGATGACCTGTTAGCTTTCCCAAGTTCAAAAAGGAAATGTTGCGAGAGTCACGATTTACAACAAAGGACAGATTCAAATCTATGGACAAACCCTTTACATACTCCCTTCTGGAAAGAGCCTCGGCAAGCCTACGGCTCATTTCATTACGGGAGTAGGAATTCTTGTTGGAAGAGTAACGAATCCTTTCGTGACTCAATACCCAAGAATGTCTCATTCCCCATTTCGTAGGGCATTCGGCTCCGTCCATCGAATTTTGACAAGCAAATAAACGGTCGCTGTAGAAACTGAAGATGCAATCATACCATACGTCATTGTCGTTTCTTTGAAAGGCTCCTTCGACGCCATGTAATGAGGAGAGAGTTTCCACGGGCATATTATCCGCAACTCCTTCAATCAATTCTTCTTTTTTAACAGTTTTCATCTTTTTTAAGGTTTTTAGTTAAACAATTAAACTTGTGAATTTACACGGGCTTTTAATAATTGATATCGAGTAGCCCACTCAACATTCCAATTGCCCCAAAAGCTAGACCCTTGTGGGGTCTGGAGCCAATGAAGTGTAGAGTCAATCCAACTGCCGCGATCCCGGTGGGGAGCACAAATTGCTGCAATTGGATCTTTTTCGCTGAAATACTCCGGGTGTTGGGATAACAGGGCATTTAAGAATTCCCCATCAATCTTTTTTTCCCGTAGGAACTTCTTGAACTCAAGAATTACTTGTTCCGTTTCCATTTTTATAGGTTTTTAATTGAACAATAAAGAGTTGTCTGGTTAACAACTTTGAGCCCCAAGAGGGAATCGAACCCTCTTGATTACTCCTAAAGTGGGGCTAAATAAGTGTAAGTTCAATCACTCTCAATTCACAACAGCGTAGACTATCACAGTAACGATTCAAAATCAATTCACGTATATCATCGCTATACGTATTTGAAAATTCAATCGTTGTGGATGCTGTTCTAATGAGGTCTTCCATAGAGGTTCCAAATGGAAACAATCTAGGAATTGAAGAATAATAAAGTCCGCGACTCAATCTAGAAACATCAACGAATTTCCCCAGCATATGATCATTTTCGCTGCTAGGGACTTCCCGGATGACCAGTACTTTGTATTTCATCTTTTAAGGCATTAGATTTGATGATAATGGTTAAATTCGGTATTTATCTATGACCTTACCGAACTCAAATAAGAATTCACTGATATTCGAACCGTTGATAACGCAAAGAACATTACCTCCGATGCGAACTTCAGTATCAAGTATCTCCCGACGAATGCGGTACGTTTCGCGAACCAGTTCCATTGTCGTGTTTCCGATAGGATGGACGGTTGTGATGTATTCAGGTTTTTCCATGGCGTTACTTATTAAATGGAAATGTGCCCGAAAATTATCACTACCAATTTAGCAAAGCGCACGAAGAACCGGATGGGGTCCCTCTTGACGCGATTCTCCCGGTTGAGCTTTTTAATAGCTACATCCATTCGATGAATGCCGTGAAGATCCATATAGTCTTCTATATCATCTAACGGCCATTCTTTTTGAGGAGTCTTAACAACAACTACTCTTTTCATTTCGTCAATTTCTTAGAATTGAAACTAATGACGGCGTAGATTGGAATAAGGAAAATAACGGTCATAGTGCTTAAAAGAAAAACACCAAACCAATCTTTTTCTATCCAGGACAAATACACGCCAAATCCGGAAGGTCCGGCAACAGTGAGGCTCAATGCGATCCAAATGGCGCTTTCGGACCAATCTGAATTACGTTTCTTGTTTTTCATTTGTTTAAGGTTTTTGTAATCTCTTTCAATAGAGTATCAACGTGATTATCGTACTTCCCTTTGATCCAATGATCAAAAAGGAATTTTAACCGCTTGTTGTTACCAGTGGTTAAAGAGGAAGCTTTCGCTTGAGAGAGCACAGATGACGGTATTACTACGTAGTCATCGAGTTGTAGGAGGAAGTCATAGACTGTCCATCCATACTTTTCTTTAAATTTGTTCGCTTGTTCACTCATAAAGGTTCAATGTTAAATAGTTCGTTCCTTTACTTTAAGCAATAAAAAAAGCTACTCCCACGCACGAGAGTAGCTTCAAAGAGATTTAAACTACCACTTCACTTGAAGTGCAGTACCAATTACGAACGTACCGGCGGAAGGCATCTTGAACATCTGCGGCTCCTGGATACGTGCGGAAGAGTTTGTTAACCGTTCCGTTCCAGTTGAGTTGGCGTCGACCGCGTGAGACATCTTCGATAGCTTCGTCGGTAATGTTGACGTGGATACCGCGAACAACCATCTTCACGCGAGTATTCCGTTCCGGGAATGCTACTGCGAAAGTGGTTGGTCTCTTGCTTGATTCGATGGTACGAATAAGCGGAGCAGTGAAGTGAAACTTGTTTGTTTTCATCTTTTTAAGGTATTTAGTAAATAATTAAAAAATTAAGAATTAACCTTGGAATTGAATTCTGTAAGTACAATAACCGACTTCCTTCTCAGTTACGTGAATAAGTTCTTTCATCTTAGAAAGAATAGGTTCAATCATGCTACGTTCTATTTTTCCGATGTGCGTAGCGGTAACATCGCTTTCAGTAATCCAAACTTGATTTCCGTTCTTCATCACGATGAGTCCGAATTTAATCTCATTTAACGTATTTCCGAAACCGGAAATGATGAGATCGGGGTAATGGACAACCTCTTCTTCAATAATAACTTTTTCTTCCATCTTTGAAGGTTTTTAATTGAACATATGTTTAAAAGTGATTTGCACCCGAAAATCGCACTAACGCGATTTATGATTGACGCCGTTCCGCGTCCCCTTCCTTATCCGTTCCCGTCGCGCGGACGGGCGATGAAGAAGTTTAAATTTCCGGAAAAGTAAAGAGAGATTGCTAAATATTTAGGAACCGGATATAAAAAAAGGAACGATTTTTTCGTTCCTTTTTTCGTTCCCGTTTCGCGGTTACTTAACTTTTTCCGTCTCGTAAAATTTAAGGAACCGGATCGCGTAAAGGAAGTTCCACTTACTTTCCTTTAGGTTCGAAGGGGAGCCCGTTTTTTCGAAGTAAATTTTATCCGCTAAAGCGATTATCTTTTCGCTATTCGCGGTTAATTTCTCCGGGCTCCCGTTTAACTTTAACCGGCGGATCGCGACCGCGACCGAACCGGCCCGAGCGAATTCGAAAGTACTAAGTAGTTTTTTCGTTTCTTTTTTCGGTTCCGGTTTCTTCGCGGTTCCTTTTCCTTTTCCTTTTACGGTTCCGGTTTCGGTTCCTTTTACGGTTCCGCCGTTCTCTATAACGGCGTCGGTTTCGTTAATCTTTTCTTTACTCATTTTTTTAAGGTATTTAAGGAAGGGTAACGTTACCCTTCTATAATACGGGCGCGAAACGAAATAAAAAAAGGAGTCCCGTTACCGGAGACTCCCTCTTCTTTTTTACCTTAAAATAAGATTAAAAACCTTTAACTTATATACCCTATTAATAACGCCGGGACTAACCCGGTCGCGTTTACCCTTAAGAATTTCGGCGTCCCTTCGGAACCTACGGTCCCGGCGCGGTATTATTGGTTATTTCCGCGCGTCCCGGCGGATATATATCGGCGTTAAATATTCTTCTTAACTACTTATATCCGGCGGTAACTTTCTTAGCTTACTTTCCTTTTTTCCCGTTCCCGGTTCTATAATTCCGGGAGTCGGTCTCGCTCCGGTTCTTTAATCTTAAGAACGGATTAATAGAACCTTCGCGAAGGGGAGAGGTCTCGTTACTTACCTAAGAACCTTAAAGAACTAGCCGGTTTTTTATTTTCCTTATTCGAAAAGTACTATCTCGCGACCGGAGCGAATAAGAACCTATTTTAACGCGGGTCCCGGTTTCGTTTCCGGGGTAACGGGGAAAAGCTAACTCCCTTATTTTCAGCTACTTATCGTTTTTAAGTTAATACTCCTAACCGTTCCGTAAAGTTAAACTAATTTTTAATATAACGCTATTTTTTAAAGAATATTTTAATAGGTCCGTATAACCTTATAAGTAAGGGAGTTATAAAGGTATAATTAAGCGAAAAGGAACCGAATTAAGCTAATTTTTAACCGAACGAGTTCATCGGAACCGCTAAGAACGGCGCGAAATAAGAACCTTAAATAACGGCGGTTATACCCTTATAAGGAACGGAACCGGATAACGCGTTAAACGGGCTTAAAATAGGCTAAGAACGGAACCGGCTAAAGGGAGTTAAACTCCGGGTAAAGGGTAACGGATAAGTAAAGAACTAAAGAACCGGATAAGGGTATAAGGAAGGTATAACGGTAACGGGTAAAGAACGTATAACGGATAAGAACCGGATAAGTAATCGAAGGTAAAAGGAACGGGAAACGCCGCGACCGCGCCGATGGACGGGAGCGATTTACTAAGCTAAATAAACCGGGAACGGGAACGGGTAAACGGCGGAGACTCCATCGGGACGGGCGCGACCGCGCGACGTCGGAAACGCCACTAGAATCGGCGAGAGCGACCTCCCCCCCGGTCCCCGGCAGATCGAAAACGGGCGGTTGCCCGAATGCACTCATGAAAATCCTGCAGTCCTTTTTGCACCGATACCATTTTTGCATAACCGTTTTCCAGTTCATATGGATAATCTTCATGTGCATCTCGTTATATACGGATATAGGATCGATAGGGTAATTACTCTGGTATTATTTCCTTATCATATCGACTATACCCTCTTTGCATCTTTTTTCTTGTAATGCAATAATAAGTTTGCATGTCGTTTTAAAAGTCCATTTAAAAATTTGAACTTTTTTATTTGGGTTCATATTAATGGAAGGTGGGTGGGATGGAGTGTTGATGGGGAAAATGGGAGTTCATCGCATGGTAAAATAATTGTTCAAGTCTATATCTTATATTAATTCAATCCGTTATATTTACGCATCAAGTAAATATAATGGTAGATATGAAAAGAACTAGGAAACGACGTGGAGTGGGCCGTCCGGTGTTATGGAAGGAAATTTACGTCACTATTGCATATGAGATGGCTTTGTTGGGGGCCACGGATGCAGTCCTGGCTCGTGCCTTGAACATCACGGAAGAACGTTTGAGGGTGTGGAAAGCAGAACGTCCGGAGTTTTATGAAGCTTTGCAAGCTGGCAAGGATTTGGCCGATGCACGCGTTGCACATTCTCTGTATAAAAGGGCCGTTGGATATGAATATGAAGAAGAAATTATCCATGTGGTCAAGGGAATGTTGCAACGTGTCGTGGTTACCAAGAGAGTGCATCCTGATCCATGGAGTGCTCATAAGTGGCTCATATCACGGCAGCGTGGCGTATGGACAGATTTGTCCAAGTCGGAAGTCACGCATACAAATATCAATATCAACAAATTTGATTTCAATGGTCTGACCACTCAGGAATTGCAACTGGTGGAGAAAATCGGGTTGAAACAACTAGCTGAAAACTTAACCGGGAACTAAACATCATATGTCCATCGCCACAAAAAATAAGGATATCAACAAAGAAAGACTCCTGCTTTCGGCGATGGAGAATCCCCTGGCTGTCTCACGTGCACTGAACGATCGTAGTTTATTCCATTTCATAGAATATTTTTGGGATGAGGTTTCAGCTCATACGTTCTCTCCCAATTGGCATATCGAATATTTATCTTCAGAATTGGAAAAAATCGCAGAGCGCGTTGGTCAGCGTCAGGCTCGTGAGTACGATATGATCATTAACGTTCCACCTGGAACTACCAAGACCATCACGTGTTCAATCATGTTTCCTGTTTGGTGTTGGACACGCTGGCACTGGATGAGATTTATTTGTGCATCGTATTCCAACACCCTATCGTTGGAATCGGCGGAATACTGCCGTGACCTGATACGTTCCACGCGGTTTCGTCAAATGTACCCGGAGTTGGATATCAGGGACGATAAAGATACCAAATCGAACTTCAAGATCGTCAAGAAAGTCGGGGCTACCCCCGGACGCGCCCCCAAGATTTTATTTGGGGGTTCTCGTTATTCCACATCAGTGGGAGGTACGTTGACAGGATTTCATGGAGATATTCTCATCGTGGACGATCCTTTAAATCCTAATCAAGCCGCCAGCGAATTGGAACTTGGATCAGCGAATCGCTGGTGTGAACAAACGCTGTCAACTCGTAAAACTGATAAGGCGGTTACTCCAACCATTTATATCATGCAGCGGTTGCATCAAGACGATCCTGCAGGACATATCCTCACCAAGCGTAAAGAAAATGTGCGTCATATCTGTCTGCCTGGAGATGCACGGCGTTTCAAGGAAAAGATCAATCCACCTGAACTGTATAAATTCTATCGAGATGATTTGTTGGACCCCATTCGTCTTCCATGGAAAGTCTTAGCGGATATGGAAGCGGACTTGGGACAGTATTCGTATGCAGGTCAAATCGGTCAAGATCCAACTCCTCCAGGAGGTGGAATGTTCAAGGTTGCAAATTTCGAAATCATTGATGAACTTCCCCCTGCACATTTAGTATTACGTGCAGTGCGGTATTGGGACAAAGCTGGATCCAAGGAACAGGGTTCAGCTTTTACCGTCGGATGCAAAATGTTACAACTTATTAATGGACGGTGGATTATAGAGGATGTGAGAAGAGGGAGATGGACAGCCGAACGTCGGGAAGCCGTCATTCAGGAAACCGCCAAGATGGACGGACCTAGCACGGTTGTATGGTTGGAGCAGGAACCGGGATCAGGGGGAAAAGAATCGGCCCAGGCGAGTATTCTTGGACTGGCTGGGTATATAGTATATGCAGAGCGTCCTACCGGGGACAAGGCTTCCCGTGCAGACTCGTATAGCGTGCAGGTGAATAATGGTGGAGTACGTTTATTGAAGGCTCCATGGAACCGGGATTTCATTGAAGAACACCGTTTTTTTCCATTTTCAACATATAAAGACCAGGTGGATGCTGCATCTGGGGCTTTCAACAAACTTGTGTTCAAGAAACTAGTAAGGAGGATAACATAAACAATAATAAAATGACAGGCAAGGTTAAATTTTTTAACGAGACTAAGGGATTCGGCTTCATAGCCGGAGAAGATGGTAAGGATATTTTTGTTCACAAGTCTGGAACGCTTGATCTTATTAAGAAGGACGACTTGGTGCAATTCGAAGTCGAGGATGGAAAGAAAGGTTTGAAAGCGGTAAGAGTTAAACGAGTTAAAAACTAACTGACATGGCAAACGCAAAAAGAAATGGTGATCACTATATGTACGCTGTAGTTGACACTGCCCCAGCTCAAGGTAGTGGTGGGTATTATACCGATGAACTTGCTCCACGTAGTGCAAAGTGCGGAAGATTTTACTTTTCGGTCCGGGAAGCTGTGCGAGATAGTTCGGCTTCGGTGGTAACTGTTAAGTTGCAGTTCAAGTGCCCTAATGATCTATATTGGACTGATAAGAAGAATGGAACAGAGGATTGGGCAATAGGAGATCGTGCCATTATTGATGACAATGCTGCTGGTATTGTTTGGCGAGCAGGAGTTGTGGATAATTCGGATTATACAAGTGGGAGTGTAATATTTGGGTTTGACTGGTAGTTAATTTTTACCTCAATGGATATAAGGAAAAAACTTATACGTGATGTAACTTCTTCAGTTGTTGGGGATGTATGCCGCCTGGTGGAAGGACGAAGTAGCGGTATTTCGTGGAGTTCGTACTGGACTACACAACCCGAAGTGTTGTTTTTTGGATTGTATTCAGAGATAGCCGGGGGCCAGATGCCAAACAAGGTTGTGGGGTCATCGGACTTCTTAACTGTTGCTGGTTCTGCCGGATCAGAGACTTATCAGGCTCCAAATACCGCTCCCTATATTACTGCTGATACTGATCATGTTTGGTTTAAAGCAGATGGCACTCAACGTACACTCAAAACAACATATGCAATAGGATTTGATTTTACAAGGACTATTGTAAAATATAATAGTGCTTCCCCGTATCTCGTAAACGCCATATTAATACTGAGTTCGGATTTGGAGGAAAGTAAGGCAAATAAACTAAGGACCGACTTTTCTTTGTCTCTTTGGTGGAGTGGGGTGCTCAGTGCTTATGGTGAACTCAAAGGGAACCGTGGAATGGCAAGGTCTGTTTGGCCTGAATATGAAGACGAAACCTTTGATTATACTGGCAGAATGACAGTAGCTCCTTCCGAATCTTTAAGTGATCTAATTAATAAAACAGTTCTCGATCTTAAAACAGCGGATATTTATAGCTACATAGATGTTTTGAGATTGACGGTTTTGCATACAGAGCAGGCATCTCTACTCAATGTTAAATCAGCGCTATTTGGAAACGGAGTGAATAATGGCCTGGCCTGGGCAGCGAAATTAGGGTTTAAGGGTACCGGGTTTGGTGCCATACATATAGATAGCGATTTTAACCCGCTTACGCAAGGGGTTAATTATACAAGAGATAACGCCTTTCATGGTGGATATGTAGGCGAATTAGTTGAAGGAACAAATTCATTTGTAACATTTTTAAGTACCTATACTTATACAGCACCAAGGGGAGCTGCAGGAAACTCTTATAGAGCCAGATGTTACACTAATAATACAACTGCTCCAAGTCAAAATGCACCAGCAACCTCCATTGGATTAACAATTGCATCAAGGGTATTGTCAACACATTGCGGTTGGTATAAAAACGGGGCCGCGCAGGATAGTGACGCGGATGCCAGTGTTGCTGTTGCTGATGCAAAATTTATGGAACTCAACGGTGCAGGAGGTGCGAGTTATGCGGGATATGTTCAATGTACTGTTTATGGCGGTGGGTTAGATGCTGCAAAACACCTAACCATGTATAATATTATAAAGTATTTCATGGATAACGTAGGAGGAACATTTTAATGGGAAAGACACCGATAGTAGCAGGAATGACGGGCGCTTTATTTATTGAGGCACTCAATAATAACC